CGTCAATGCTGGCTTGGAACTCACGAGCGCAGAGAGTCTTGATGCCTTGCGTCTGAGCTGCCAGTAGACACAGATCACCCATCGTCATGCTCTTACCTGAGCCTCGCGAACCGATGCAGATCTTGTAGCGTTTAGGCTTCAAGAACGGAAGCATCTTCTTGGGTATCTGCATTTTCGGCATTATTCGTACTTCACAGTATTCTTTTTCTGCTTGGCCTTAGCCATTGCTATGGCGATTGCCTGATTCTGTGGCTTGCCTGCCGCCATCTCTGTCTTGATGTTCTTGGAGACTGTCTTCTTAGACTTGCCTTTTTGTAGTGGCATTATTCCATAACCTCTATTGTCCAGTGAGTATCAACATCCATCTGAATCGGAGCGCCATCAGCGCCTGTATGCTCTGTCCTGCTCTTCTCTGTCCATCCCATACGCTGAGACAGCCATAGCTTCATGCTTGGATGATCGCCTTCCATTGCCTTGTCATAGAGTTTCTCGACCATCATGATGCCAGCTCTGGTCAAACCTCGGCTGTAGCTGTCAGAAACTCTTGAGTCACGCTGCATGATTTCTTTTAAGGTGTTGATAGATATACAGAAATAATCAGCAAGCTGTTGCTGAGTTAATGACGGTGCGAGTTTCTCTACCATCGCTACCTCTTCGTCTGTAAACACTCGTTCAGGTCTTGCCATTTTTCTTCTCTGCTTGGATATCCATCATAATATCTATAGCTCTAGCTAGGAATATACGAGACTCTCTACCTAGATTTGGGAAGTCTTGTATAATCTTTCCTACCCATTCAACGCTCCAATTCTCTACTTTGAATCTGTCTTTCATGTTGTGACACATAACGCAGCTATCTACCATGTCTTTTCCACCCAGCCTTGCGGGAACAGGAAAATGATCTTTTTCTATTGACTGCTTGATATTGCCAGCCTGAAGAGTTGCGTCACAATAAAAACAGGATTTATACACCTGTTCTTTTTCTTTCTTCTTAGCCATCAGAGAAACTCCTCTGGCTTGCTTACCTCAATGATTGTCTGTGGAATGTCCAGCGCAATCCTCAGCTCTCTTCGAGCCACTGCTGCCACATACTCCTTGTGATCCTTATACCGGATCTTGCGGCCTTTGGCCTTATCTGTCTCGTAGATCAGAATAGTAAAATCGTCAGCATCTACAGTCTTTTGAAGTAGATAGTGACGATCTGGAGTAAATTCTTTGCTGCGCTCAAACAGGTCTCCTATTTTGAGTCCTATTGATTCTACCACACTATCACCTTTTGCGTTGCAAGCAAAACAATAGAATAGGAGCTTCTGGCCTTCAGGCGTGTCCGCTACAGTGACTGACATAGAAGGATTGGAGTCATCATGTACAGGACAGCAGGCAGTCCACTTGTGAGTTCCTAGCTGTCTCACCTTGTCTAGCCTATCTAATACTGGCTGATACCATTCAATCATGCTCGCTTACTCCATGCAATCTGACGGCTCTTGATCCAGCTCAGCGCCTCTGGGATTGGCTGTCGGCCTATCTGCTTGAGGCCGTTAGGAGCGCATGAGAAGCACTCAATGTACTTATGGTACGCCCAGCCTTTCTTGTAGTTGTGCTGATAGCCGTAATGCAAGAGAGACGAGTACCACTCCTGCTTCTGCTCCTTGGTCAGCGTCTTGCGCCTTGTCTCAGCAGGCGACAGATTCTCTGCCTTGACGAGCTGTGTGCCGTCATCCTTGAGCGTTGGAGTGCCTAAAGGAAGCTCCCATCCACACTTACAACGAAGTCCTGTGAACGCACCGCTGCACTGCTTGCAGTTGTGAAGGATAGGCTCTTTAGGCTCAGTCTTGGTTTGCTTCCGCTCTTGGTAGTTTCTATCACCAGAGTGCAGCTCTGAAGGCACGAAAGACTCTGGATAAGCGCCGAAGTGAGAGAGATTACCAGCGTGGTCAAGGACTACAGCTCGTTCCTTATCAGGATGGATACGCCATATGCGTCCTATTCTTTGAATCCATGTGGTCAAACTGCGAGTCCTGAATGTGTCTATCAAAATTTCCACACCGGCATCGTCCCAGCCTGTATTCAGGATGCGGCTGTTGATCATCACCTTGTACACGCCATCCTCAAAGTCTTGATACTTCAGTTCTCTGGTAGCTTGATCGTCATAACCGTCAATGTGGACAGCTATCTCTTGGCCTAGCGTTTGATTGAATCGCTCTACGAGACTCTTGCTGTAGGCTATTGATGGCGCAAAGCATACAGCTCGCTTGGTCAGGCCATTGGAGTGCTTGACGTAGTTGTCCACAATATCACCAGCCAGCGTGTCATCTTCCTGCATACGCTTGCCCAAGTCTTCAGCATCATAATCATGATCGCCTGTGTGTGACTTCTTCAGCTTCAGATCAGAAACATCAACAGTCCTGCCATGATAATAGTCAGTAGGACAAAGCCAGCCAGCGTCTATTAGATCCTGCGGAGTGGTAGTGACTATCAGGTCTTCCCATAAGCCTTCAGAGGCCATACCACGGCTATAAGGCGTGGCGGTAAGTCCGATGAAGGTAAGGTTGTTGAATCGCCTCATCTGGTCTAGCAAGCCTTTATACATATTGTGCGCCTCATCTATGATTGCTATGTCATAGGTGAAGTGGTTGCGCCTGACGGCTGTGGCTGTGCTGACGATCTGAATGTTTTCATTGGGATCGTACTTAGGACTGTCGCCTTGAAGCACTGAGTAGCTTGCGCCAAGGCTCTTGAAGGTCTCTTCAGTCTGAGTCAAGAGCTTCAGCCTATCGCAAAAGAACGCCACTCTGACTTTTGGGTTCTTTTTTACGGCCTGCATGGCTATGTAACAGGCGATGATCGTCTTGCCCATGCTACAAGGCGCACTGAGAATTACTCGCTTGTTACCAGCTCTGAGACTGTCTCGCAGCGCGTCAATAGCTACTATCTGGTGAGGTCTAAGCTGAATCATTCCACAAGGTCTCCTGTGTAATAATCCAAACCTGCGTACTCAAGCGTTTCAGGTTTTCTCATTTTGCGTAGCGCTCTTGCGTGTATTTGACGCACTCTTTCTTTGCTTCTGCCTATTACAGCGCCTATCTCATCAAGAGTATGAGCATCACCATCTATTCCAGCTCTAAGTTTAACCACCAAAGCCTCTCGTGAAGTTAAGCCTTCTATAACTTTGTGAACAGCCTCTGCTCGTTGCTCTAATCTAATCACTTCCGTAGGATCAACTTCTGTATGTCCGAGATACTGCAATTGCTTAGAATCTGCCTCAATTACTCGCTGGTTATTCAAAATTGGATCATTCATCTGCTCTTCTGGATACAATTCTGTTGGCATGAGGTTAAAAAAATTACATAGCATTTGAAACTTTAGACTATAATTACCATCTTTACCGAATACACCAACTTTTAAATTTAAGTATCTGCCAATATCCACTTGCGGTATATCTGACAGCCTAGATAATTCTGCTGCCGATTTAATACCTTTAGACTGCATCGCTTGCCAGAGCAGGTTGTTTTTTATTTTTATTTCTATTCGATAATCTTTCATAAGTTAGCCACTCCCTGCTGATCATGAGGCTCTAGCTCCTTGCAAACATCATCATAGATGCCTTTGTAATCAGGATGACCGTAGCGACTAGAGCCGTCAGCCATTTGATAATTACGCCAGAGCGCAACGTCAGAGCAGTAGCGAAACTCAGCAGCCTTGGCCTCCTCAAAGTCTGAGCCTCCAGCCATAAGAAATCCTACGATAACAAGCAGTCCAGCACCTATACTAATTAGATTCCGCATCGTGCGTCCTCCTGTTCAGCCAGAGCATACATCTTGGCGCGATACGCAGGATAAGTTGCCTGCCAGACCTCTTCTTTGAGGCGATCCCAATCACGGCTAAACATACGCCCTAACTTCTGGTCAGCGACTTCATGACCATAAGACTCAACGAACTCAGGATAATTAGCTACCATGCTGCCCATGACCAGTGCGTCTAGCAGCTCGTTTGTTTGATCTAAAGTAAATTCCATCATGTTACTTCTCCAACTGATAATGTTTGCGAACGGCTGTTCTTAGGTAAGCTGCGGCTGTGTCCATCAAGGTTTTCTGCAAGACTTTCTGCGCCTTGCCTACTTCTTCGAGGTTGCCATAGGCAAGAGAGACAATCATGCGAGCAGCGTCAGAGCCGTCCATGAACGTGAAAAGCGCAGCATCGAGGTTGTCAGCAGCGTCACAGGCTAGGAAAAGATGATCAAGGATGTCATCACGGTCGGATTCAGGCAAAGAGTCCATATCGTAGTAAGGATCTAGGCCAAGCTCTTCTACTTTATCAACGATCTGGTTGTAGCTAAAAGACATAAGTTTTCTCCGTCAGATGAGCAGCGTTGTGCGACTCCATGTAAAGCATTCTACACTAATCACACACAGTGTCCACTTATTTCACACTTATTTGGAGAAAAAAGTCATTTAGATGGTTTGGGACACCCTAGTATCTTACAGGAGCATGATCCACAGGTTTCTATTGCCAGAACTCTTCATCATCCGTGATTACTGAGTCAAGTCACCATCGTGTCCGCTAAACTGGTTTGTCGCCATCACTCTGCTGCTCAGGCGCGATCCCATCAATCTCGGAAACCTTGTGCTATCTGGGTGTTTCAGGCTACCCATAGGCCATATCGCTGAGTTACGGTCAGGATTTATCACACCGGATTGCCAGTGTACTCCACTTTGCTAGTGAGATACAATACCTATATGTGCAGGCAGTATGTAGTGAATGCCACTACATCTTGTCCTCCGTCAGCAAGCCGTTTCTCCTTGGGGCTGTCTGCACACCTACTTTGTTGACACCTGCAAATAACCTCTGTACACTTCTAGTCTCATTCATTCTTGACGGAATCTTAAAATGGACAAGCAGCAATTCTGGACGGCTTTTTTTGCCGCACAATCAAACTTCACTTCTCCCAAGAAATCAGGCATTAACGGCTTTGCTAATGGTCACAAGTACCACAAGCTAGAAGACCTATTGCCTGCTGTACACAGCGTCTTATCTGAGCAAGATATATTCTTTCACTTTGAAGACATTAACTGTGATGAGACCGCTGGAACTCGAATATGGATGCACCATATGCCTAGCGGTCAGCAGTTCACTCAGGACTGCGTGGTAGATAAGAAGGCGCGTGACGCTCAATCCTGTGGCGGCTGTTATACCTACGCTAAGCGCTACCTTCTCGCAAGCCTGTTTCTAGTATCAGATCCTAAGCTAGATGATGACGCTGACCGCGCCACTAACGGTGACCGCAAGCAAAAGCCAAAGATCGCTTCTGACTCTCGTATAGCAAAGATCAAGAAAGACCTCGCAGAAATTAAGATCACTGAAGAGCGAGCGTTAAAACTTGTAGGAGCTGAGACTTGGATACTGAGTCTTGATCAGGCTGACCAGCTTGAGATGGCTATTATCAACAAGAAGGCTTAATGAATAAGACCGAAACAACCTGCGATGTCTGCGCGAAGTCTAAACCGCGAAGCAATCGCTGGTGCAAAGAGTGTATAGCTTTGCATTGTTTCGCTAATTCTTTATGGAGAGTACGTTATGACCAGAGTGATCTACTGCGAACAAGGAAGTCCAGAATGGCATCAAGCGCGGTGCGGTATTATCAGCGCCTCAAATATGAAATCTTTGTTTACGAGTCGAGGCGAGAAGACAGCATCGGGCGTGAGAGAGACCTACCTGAATCAAGTGATAGCTGAGCGCCTTATGCAAAAGCCTATGGATACTTTCCAAAGCTACGATATGGAGCGTGGTACTTTGCTCGAAGCTCAGGCCAGAGCTAACTTTGAAATGTACTTAGACGTTACCGTTCAAGAAGTTGGTTTCCATACGTTAGATGATCATGACATAGGATGCTCACCTGACGGCTTGTTTAGTCTTGATGGGAAAATAGAGACCGGAGTTGAAATCAAGTGTCCCAAGGCAAACACTCACGTTAGGTATATGCGCTCTAAAAAGCTGCCTACTGAGTATATCCAACAGGTTCAAGGCACTATGTATGTGATGAACCTAGATCGGTATTACTTCATGTCTTATCACCCAGACCTGAAGCCCATAATTATTGAAGTCAAACGCGATAATGAACTGATAGATAAAGCTGCCGATATACTCATAGCAGCAGCCAACATTGTTAAAACTGAAACGGAGAAGTTAAATGAGCAACGCATTCACCACACTAACTAGCGTCAATAAGTCTACCTATGATGACGGATACTACGGTCAGATTGACCCAGCCGTCCTACGAGAGCTTTTAACAGCTCTGGACAACGGTCAGGTGTCACTTAATAAAGGCGGCAAGATAGCCTTGAAAGGTTGGAAGAACACTCCTGAAGGCGGCGGTGAGCCGTACATCTCAATGAAGTGGTCTAAGCCTATGAGCAGCGCTCCAGCAGCTCCAGCAGCAGCTCCAGCCAGCTTTGAGGACATACCATTCTAATGAAGGTAATCAATCTTAAAGAAGAAGGCATCAAGAGAGTAGCATCGCGCAGCAAGTATGTTGTGCGATGGCTTGATATGGACGAAACCGAAGCTCTGTCGTTTGATGACTACGATGACATGAGGACTGCTTATCATTCCATTAACAGCTTCTTGCGTAAGAATGATGATATGTACAAGGTCAAGCAGTTCTCAGATCAAGCAGCAAGACGCTACTTAGTCTTGAAGGTCAGGGCATGAAGATAACTGCGGCAGATACTATGTTTAGTAAATGCGTCAGATCCAGAACTAACTGGTGCTGCGAAGCCTGCGGCACACAGTATGAGGAAGGATCGCAAGGACTCCATTGTAGCCACTACTTTGGGCGCAGAGCCTACGCTGTACGCTTTGATCCTATGAATGCTTTTGCCCATTGCTTTGGCTGTCACCAGAAGCTAGGTAGCAATCCTGATGACTTCCAACGATGGGCAGAGGCGCATCTTGGCGAGCAGGCCATTGGCATATTGCGTGAGAAGCGCGAAAACATTGGACTAGCTAAAGACTATAAGAAGAACCTTAAAGACGTTGCTAAGCACTACCGTGAGCAATTTGCGCTCATACAAGCAGCGCGAGCAGAAGGTAATGACGGAAGAATCGAATTCATTGGGTATATTTGATATGAGTATAAACGAAGGCCAGCACTGGATAGTTAATTCAGACCACGCAATGAAGATGTTCAAAGAGCATATGGACGAGCTGTATGCCAAGGACAAGTACCTAGTAATCAAATGGGCCACTGGCAAGCAACGCTCACTCAAGCAGAACTCCGCGCTCCACGTTTGGTGTCAGTTAATGGCTGACGAGCTGAACTCTGCTGGCTTAGGAATGGAGAAGGTTTTAGAACATAAAGCATCCATTGATTGGACTATGGCAGGCGTTAAAGAACACTTGTGGAAGCCAGTTCAGGAAGCTATGACAGGCAAAGACTCTACAACCGAGGTTGAGAAAGTGGACTACGTTAAAGTCTATGAGACCTTAAACCGTCACTTTGGTGACAAGATGGGCATTCATGTGCCTTGGCCTGTGAATGAAAAAAGCAATCCTTGAGATAGATCCTCTCTGGCAAGAGATTGCCGATAACAGTCCTGAATCGCTTAATGGACGGTCTGTTAATAAGAACTCCTATGCTACTGGAGTTATAGGCGAATTGGCTGTATCTCAGGCATTAGCAAGCCTTGGGATAGCTCACAGCCATGATGACACCTATGACTACGACTTCCTTGCTGAAGGTATACGAATAGACGTTAAAACAACTAACTTTATTTTTGGCAACATTAGAGAAGATCACCATGTAATGCTGACCGACTATTTAAAGAATCAACAGTGTGATGCTTACATTTTTGCTGCTATAAATTATCCAGAAAATGCTGTGCATATTATGGGCTGTTGCGCTAAGTTTTGGTTCTGGCAAACAGATGCTGCAAAAGACTACAAGAAAGGCGAGGCCGTATTCAGGAAAGGAATAAAAGAAGATGCTAGAGTTATGAAATTTAAGCACCTGACCAGCATTTACGAGCTGCCATTACTGTTGGAGGCGTTGAAATGAAAAGAATAGAATTTGATATAAAGAGCCAAGAACAAATAGAAGAATGGCTTGAAGAAGTAGAAAGCAGAATGTCTGAGAATGATCTGAACTATATAGCTACCATTGCCTTTAACTTAGCTAATATGGATGAATTCATATTCAGTAACGATGATGTCTGTGACAAGTTTCTAAAATATCAAACAACGCATTACTATGGAGGCGCTTTGCACTAAGTATTATACATACTTTCCGGTCTCTATCATCTGAGCCAGTTCCGTAGCTCGGTTTCCTGTTTGCTCTGCAAAGCGACTATCTAAAATCTGAGTCGCAGCCTCCTTATAATCAGCTCTTTCAAACGCCCCTATCATTTTATGGAAACCACGAAACCTTGTAGCGCCTAGACAGAAGAATGCATTTATGACTGCCTCAGTTCTAACCTCATCTAAATCGCCAAACCATAAATATTCTTTGTTTATCTCTTTGATACACCTAACAATATCATTAGATAGTAGGTAGTCGATCTCATCTTCAGACAAGCCAAGACCGCCACGGCTGTCCACGTTGCGACCTACACCTATTGTGTACCTGTTCTCAGTACAAAGATAAACAAAACTCTCTGCGCCTTCATGACGCTTGAGCATCTTGATTAAGTTCTGCATTTACTTTTCTCTGCTGACTTTTTGTATTTTTTCTACCGTCCTGAGCGTTCCCAAGCCCAGCATCCCCATTAGCACTGTAGTCAAAAGCGATGTATCTACGGCAGGGACTGTAAACCAGATTCCTAAGATTGGAGACACTATGGTGGAGTACAGTAAGGCTAATCCGCATATCCAACCAATTGCTGGCCTCCAGCCTGCTACAAACAGGCTCTTATGGGAGGCTTCTACCTTGTTGACCTCAATCTGAGCTGACATCTGCTTATCGGCCATAGTCGCAATTTCGTGCGACAGCTTCTCACGCAGGTCTTTATCTGGGATTACCTTATCCAGAATAGCCGAGACAGGCCCAACCAAGGCCGTAAGCGAAGACAGCATTTAATTAACCGCTAAAGCAATAAACACAATAAAAGCCATAATTACTACCACAGTAGCTTGCTCGTCAGTCGCACCCATAAATTTAGCTTTGGCAAACTTGCCGATTACTTTAACGTATTTCATAGTTAATCCTTATTTGTCAGCCTTGGCATCAAGTCGTTTAAAGATAGCACCAAGCATCTCTTTGATTTCTCGTATGTCATCGCGGTAATCTTCTTTAGATACATACATAAGCGGTATGGCTTTCATGTCAGCATCAATCCTATCCAATAATGCAAAGACTCGATTAACCAACCATCCAACAACGAATCCTGCGACTGCTATTGTGACGTTAAACATGACTTGATAATCCATACTACACCTATAATGTTAGATCAGGGACTTTGCGAGAAGTCCTGATTTTGTAAACGTGACGGAGCGCCTCTCCTCCGTCACGATGAAAAGTAATCTGCGTCATTACGCTAGATGCTGAGTAGCCATGACTTGCGTGGTAAGAGTCTGGAAAAGCCAAGGTTCCGAAGCTTTCCACATACACTCCGTTGTCCGTCTCTATCGCGTTCTGATGATGAATATGACCGACCAACCACTTTCGATAGTTAGTAGACGACCATTGCTCAGGTAACATCCTTGGCAGAATAGCTGCCAGTTTAGGCGCTTTAATTTTATCGCCGTGGTGTACCGCAATCAGAGTCTCTCCAAATTGGAGTGTGTGAAAGAATCCGTGAGGATCTAATATGTTGACTCTTTTCTCTTTCTGGTAATAAAACTTTAGTATTAAGGCTAAAGCAATAGCCGTGTCCGAGTCGTGGTTACCACGAGCAATAATCACGCTGACGTTTTTATGCTTAGCAAGCATTTTATCTATCGCAAATATAAACGTCTGAGCCGCAGTCTCTAGCACAACCTCAATTCGAGTATCTACGTCTAACCGAGTTCCACCAAAGGTAGTGCCTGCCGAGCCGTTAGCGTGTATAAAATCGCCTACGTTTACTAACAAGGAATTATCAGAAGCTTGAGATACACTTGTCAAATAGTCTATAGCCTCAAGATGAGACTTAGCTGCTATCTTAGTGTCGTAGTCCTGCTCCTTAGTTTCTCTTGCGTCAGCTCTCATGCCAAAATGTGCATCGCCTATAACTATTGTAGGCAATAGGTCAGCAACAAACTTCTTAGTCTTTGGCTTGGCTTTAGGCTTGTACGGTTTAAGACCTTTAACCAGACCGTCAACAAAACCTTGCAGAGCCTTGTCTCGCGCTGCCTCGGTCATTGTCCTTTTAGTCTTTAGCCAAGCCTTGTTACCTTCATCATCAGAGGTATAGATAGACCGACCTATTACAAACTCACCTTCGGGAACATGACGACTAGCATCCCAGTTTTCTGAGTACCCCGCAGCAGCCGCAGTGTTCTTAGTGATAGACACATAGTCACGCATGGTAGACTGCGAGATACCGAGTATCCCCGCAGCCCTTGCACTATTGCGACCGCAGTCCTCCCATACTTGCATTGCTTCACGATGACGATCTGTTTTGGCGTAATCAATAAGGCTCATTAATACTACTCTGGCGCAACTTCCAAACGTGGATCAACCCAACCTTCTATTGCTACCCATTCACCGCCAACGTGGTTGTACTTGCAGCCGTACCAATCGTCTGGCTCAGTTACGCCTTCGATTAGTGTAGAGTTGCCAGAGTTCAGGTCGCCAATGATAAAGTCCAAGTTAGCAGGGTCGCCTACTTCAATGCAGTCGTCTTTTACATTGACTTGCTTGTCGTCAGCAAACAGATATTTAGAGCAATTCATGTCACAAACTATAGTTTTCATGAGAGTCCTTCTAATAGCATTGATGTTGTTGATAGCGCTCGTCCCGCTGGCACTGTCGATACTGTAGTTGCAAGTGTGCCGTTTGCTTGCACGTAGTAGTCTGAGCCTATTGTTAGGCTAGAAACACTGGTAGATACACCGCCTTTAACTGTCACCGAGCCAGTTGCAGTATCCGAGATGGCAGCGTCTGTTATGCCTATGAAGTCGGCTGAGTTTGATAATGCGCCTCCTACATAACCCATAGTTGCATAGCCCGCAGTAGTGCTGCTTGGTCTATAAACCGTCATGTAGTGACCTAGTGAATCGTTTTGTTGCGACACTTCTAAGTAGAAGCGAGCATCGTATGTAGAATCAATTGCTATTGCGGTACTGAATGTTATGCTCGTTCCGCTTATTGTGCCTATTGTGGAGTAGCCGTCAAACGAGCTGCTATCTGAATAAGCAACTACAAAGTTATCAGATTCGTTTAAGTTGTTAGAAATTGAACAACTATTCAAAGTTCCAACAAAAAAAGCTACTCTTGTTCCTGAACTATAAGAGCCTCCGCTATCTGTTACTACAAATGCGTACCCATCATTATTAGTACGGTCTTTACCTGCTACAACATATTTCCCTGTTGAGTCTGCAAAAGTAGCTGCTAATCCTACATCAGTTTTATAGCGAGTAGTCCCTGAAATACTAGACACACCCGCTACGCTTATGGATGTGCCTGAAATAGTTAAAGAAGCCGCATAAATATAATCGTTAGCCGCCAAATCTATCCAAACCGCTAGTGCTTTTGAACTATCTGTAATATCAACAGCGTGTGAAGTTAAGCCTAGACCTGCCATTCCTCTGGAAGCTATTACGGTTTCAGTTCCGTTGGTAACTGCTGTACCAGATACGGACAAAACTACTCCATACATATAGTTAGGCGATGCTTTATCGTAGGTTAATAAATAATTTCCTGTAGTGCCTAAATAGCTAAGTTTTGGACTATACAATAGGCCAGAGCCGATATTTAGCTCTGAGCCGTAGGTGAAAGTTTCACTTCCTGCACTGCCAGATACTGTGCAAGCTCTAGCTTTCCTACTACTTTGATTATAACAAACAAGCAATGTTCCTGAAGTGCTTTTATCCCAAGATACAACAGGCAGAGAAGCATTACCGTTTGTGTTTACATTACTAATAGAACTCATTGTTAATGTAGTGCCTGAGCGGGTAATAATTCTAATTTGAACGTATTTGTTTCCTATATCATCCGTCCAGACGACAGCCCATCTATTTGTATTATTAGGGTCGGCAGCAATATCATAGTATTGCGAAGCAACTGTAACAAAATTCTGTGTACTGCCTACTGGAACTGTTGGATTTAGTGTAGTTTCAGTAATAGCCTCAACCGTCCCATCAGTTTTCAACGCAACAGTAACTCCGTTTCCTATAGCCCCAGACGCAACAAAGTCTACACTAAGGCCACCACCCGCAGGAGCTGTTGACTGCCACGTTGATCCGTTAGAAGTTAATACGTTTCCTGCGGTGCTTGGCGCAACAGCTTGTGGAGCAGAAGTACCGTTTCCTAACAACACATTATTGGCAGTAAGAGTGGTTGCCCCAGTGCCGCCGTTAGCTACAGGCAGTGTTCCAGTAACCTGAGATGTTAAATTTACTCCTGTCAAAGCACCGCCAAGAGTAAGGTTTCCAGAGCTAGTAACCGTACCTGAAAGACTGATGCCGTTAACTGTACCTGTGCCGCCTACGCTAGTAACAGAACCGCCTGAATCGCTTGTATATTCTAAAGCATTACCAGCCGAATTAACGGTTAAAACCTGACCCGCAGAGCCTAACGCGCTTAAATTAGTGCCACCATTCGCTATTGGAAGAACGCCTGTAACTTGAGATGCTAAGTCTATAGATGTCGCTGTAGGAGCTACGTTGGCCCATGCAGATCCAGTGTAGACTCTCATCAAGTCCGTTGTGGTGTTAAAGTAGATGGCTCCTTCTTGCAGAGCAGAGCCTTGATTATCAACAGTAGGATCACTGCTTTTCTCTCCAAGATAAATAGCATCAAATTCTAAAAATTTATTATTGGCTGATGTTGCTGATCCCGCCGCCGCTGTTGCAGAACTTGCTGATGCAGTAGCAGAGGTTGCCGCCGCTGTCGCTGACGTTGCTGCCTCTCCAGCCTTGGTTGTTGCAGTTGATGCGCTAGCCGCTGCTGCTGTAGCACTTGATGCAGATGCCGTTGCGCTATTCGCAGAAGCAGTAGCAGAGGTTGCCGCAGCCGTTGCGGAAGTTGCCGCTGCTGTTGCTGATGTTGCCGCTGCCGTGGCACTAGCAGCCGCTGCTGCACTTGTGCCAACCCAGAAAGACGCATTTGAAGCTGGAACTTTATTCAAGTTTGAATTTTGTAATGACGTATAAAGAATGCCATCTGTGCCAACTACGTTTTCGTGAATGGCGTAAGTTCTTGTTGCTAGCCACGCAAATGCTAAAGATACCCAGTATGAAGTAACTGTTGACGGATTTTGATTGAGATTTGAGTCCTGTAAAGACTGATATTGCGTAGAACCGTAAGTAACAACATCACCTGCACTGTAAGTTATGCCTGCATTCCACTCGACTGAGTACAGTAGCGTCCAGAATCCTGACGTAGTGGTAGGATTATTGTTTTGATTTCCATTAGCTAAAGACCTGTAATAAACACCATCACTACCAATTACCACTGCGTTTGAAGAATATATCTTAGTAGCTACCCAAGCGTCACCGAAGTTAGTGCCTGTCTCACCGACAGGATCTCTGACTAGGATCTGTACATCATTCTTGTCAGTAAGAATGCCTTTGGCGTTGCCGTTAAAGAATATGTTTGGCTGACGGCCTGCCGCAGTAAGAATAACTGGATTCGTGTTAGGAATCGTTAAGTTAATATCAGCATAGGTAATCTTAGCCGTAGTTGTGCCAGACTCGTAAAAGTACAGCTTGCCACCACCTAATGGATCGCCAGCATCGTCAAAGTATTGTGCGTTAATTTCACCGAATCTAGCCATTATCTCATTTCCTCAGTAATCGCTGCTGCTGTTCCTGCGCCGAGTGCGCCGCCAGTAGATGGTATTTCTGGTCTTAATACTGCTGCTCTTTCTACAACGTCACCCATGATAGGAGCTGCGCCAGATATAGCCATTCTTTCTTGGCCTGCTTGTTTTGTGCTTTTAATAACAGAACCTGCAAAATCAACTAGACCTTGAGAAAGCCTTCCTCCCAATCCTTTAACAGTGTTTTCAAGCTGTCTAATAGCTTGCGCACTAGGCCCAGATCCAATTCCTCTACCTCTAACCGGCTCTATAATTCTTGATAGGCTCAGAACATCTTTAATAAAAGAAAGTTCTTCTTTGTTAAAAATTACCTTTAACTTGTCCATTCCTATTCTTTTCAATACAGGCTCTAGTCCTGCGCGAGCCATTGCTTGGCTTCCTTGCTCTCCTAATGGGCCTTTAAATATTTCATTTTTGATATAGTTTATTGTTTCTGCTCTCAGGTCTGCCCATGCTTGTGCGCCTTGAGGACTTATAAACTTATCTCTTCCTACAATGTAATTCTTTAAGGCGCGAAGATCAGATGCTGTATATCCTTTAGAGGCAACAACTCTGTTAAATACATTTTCAGGAGCTATCTTTTGTTCAAGCAAATCTCTTATTAGACTTTTCTCATTCTTAGAAAACTTGCTTAATTGATCCGGTTCTAAATTACGCCTAAATTCTTTGTAAGCGTCACGGCCTCGCTTATAGGCATCTCTTCCCAAAGCTCTTGTAACATCATCATCAAGAGCTTCTTTAACATCTCTTATTATAACGCGAGCAGTGCTGTTCGCTCCGTCAAACAACTGGTTAGCATATTGCCTTACTATTTCTGCTTGCTGAGGCGTAACCATAACAGGCCCATCAGGAGCAGCTTTACCTTTAGGTATATCAATTCCTAAATCTTGTTTTACTTGTCCTCTAAGAGCTTCGTATGTACCAACAGACCTTCTATTTAATGGCTTGAATGTATGCAGCTTTTCTAAAAAGCCACTAATATCAACGCCAGCAGAACCTTCTAAAACCTCGTCTGCTTCTCTGTAGAGTCTGCCTATCTCATTATCTAACTTAGTCGCTTTTGCTATAACAGCACTTTGAATAGGCGCAAGCTCAGAACTAACAGTTCCTCCTGTCTTTGCCTCTACAGTTTCAAATGCTTTTCCTAATTGAATTTGTTGTTGCTCTAAAGCTGATGTTACCGCACCTGTTTCCGTAGCCAAATCTTGCTGAAGAGTGAAGTCATCAGAAGTACGAGTAATTTGAGCGCGTGTAGGTTCTATACCCATGCGCTTAAATAAGTTATATCTTTCAGCCATTGCAGCAGTTGCTTTGCCAGATGTTAGGAAGTCATCCATCATCCTGCTAAAAGCATCCATCTGCTCTTGACTTGCAGAAACACCTAATGATCCAGACTCAGCCATATCCATAAGCTCATTAAACGCAGCAGCATCTATATCGGCGCTACTTGCATTCTGTCGCATTTCTCTAATAGCTTCTGGCTTTATTGTTCCAGTGGTCTCGTCTACTGCATTTGCTACAGCTTCCTTTCCTGTAAACCTAGAGTAAATTTTTCCGATAGTGCTAAAAAGTCCTCGACCAAATACATCACCAGCCATAGCGATCAATGGAGTTGTAGCAAGCCTAGAGGCTTGTAAATCTTCTCCACCTATAGCTCTTTCTGCTACCTTTTCTGCTTCAGAAAGAAGACCTATACCTCCTTGCTGCAACGCTCCTCTGATATAAGTAGGAGCATTTCCTGCAAGGTACGGCACAGCCTCTTCAACAAATTCCATTGCGCCTCTGCCAGCACGACCTATATCGCCAGCACTTAAACCACCACGGTTAAGGTAACGCTGCTCACCAGTGCGAGTCTGAACTATTGGCCTTCCATATCGGTCTTCAGATACCTGAGCGCCAACGTACTTACCAAACATTCCTTCGCCTGAGCTTGCTAAAGGATCAGAGGCCAATTGATCAATGTAGGCTTGAGCCTGCGCAGGATCTGTAGGCATTCTCAAATTTGGCTCTACCTCTGGGAAGTCCTCTTGGAAGCGTGGAGAAATAGCCTCTTGTACAGCGCCCATCATACCTTGGCGCGGCCTAATCAAACCGTCTTTGATAGCAGCATCAAGAAGAACTTTGGCCTCTCCAGTAAGTTCTTGATCTCTGCCTGCGTCTACTATTTTCTGCAAATCAGAAACAATTTCATTTTTAGTTGCCATTAACCGGTAACTCCTAACGCATTGAGTCTATTAATTGCTTTATCTAATTCTCCTTCAGACTGCATAAACGAAGGAACTCCTCCGGTTGGTATATCTATGCTAGGAATATAATCTTGCAAAGTTCCTTTTGTTCTTGCATCTATTAAATTTGAATATTCATTTTCAGCGGCTTGTTGTTGTCTAATAAAGGTTTCAAGAAGATTTATATTTACTGATTCATCTCTTCCTATCCCGAATAAAGCCTGCTTTGCTCCTTTAACATCCGCATCTGTTGGCCTAATTTCTCCACTAGCTTTAAGTTTTTCTCTAGCTGCAAATTCTGCAAAAGAATCAAGAGCCTCATCAAATTGACCTTGCTCCGTATAAGTTCCAATAGGTAAAAAACTAAGTGCTTTTCTTCCTGCTCCAGAACTTTTTTCACCAGACCTGAATGCGTCAAGAAATTGTTGTGCAGTTTCCATTCCTGTAATGCGATTAGCTCTTAATTCAGCTAACTCATTTAACCTTTTCAAATTTGCTTTTTGTGCTTCAGTTTGCACCGGAGAAAGTCTTTCTTCTTCTGCCGCTATTTTTCTTTCTTCTTCTGCCGCATCTCGCTCGCGTTCTAATCTCAAGTCATTTTGCTCAGTTCGTACGATCGCAGCTTCTTGAGTGCTTAGACCAGCATATAGGTCAGGAGCGCCAGCCGCAGGAGGAGTAGTCATAAGCATTGGAGGCCGAACTTCTGGAGCAGCAGCTCTAGGAGTCATGCTTGGCATCACATCGCCAAACTTCCCAAGCTGCCCTGTTCTTTGCATCTCAGCAACTTTCCCAAGACTGTAGCCAGCATATGGGCCATCTGAGTAGCGCTCTATTCCATCGCTAGTGTAAGTGCCATATTCAGTAGGCGCTACAGGCTTGGCAGTAGCGCCAGTGGAAGGCTCAAACCTAGTGCCTCCTCCAGCAACAGGCACTACAGTACCCAAGCGGCCCTGTGCATCTGTGGCGACATACTTACTTTCAATGGGAGAAGGAGCTTGTATAAGTCCTCTGCGAGTAGCTGCATTTATAAAAGTATCTATTTCTCCAAGAGCGTTTTTCGCGTTTCCACTAACAATCATATCTCTTAGAGCATAAGTATCTTCGGCACTCTCACCCATGCCTTCAAGTAGATTAGCTCTATCTACTAAAATATCAGTAGCTTTACGCATATCATTAGAGTTCAGCGCTCTTTTAATCTCCTCAGCGTCTTGCAAAGTCGCTTGAGTTAGCTTTTCCTGCCTTTGCTCTCTGCTGAAGCGAGGATCTCTATTGAGTAGACCAGATCGAAATCCTTCGCCTATATCTCCAATTACTTCTTTCCCAGTTCTGCGTCTAGCAGTTGGAATTCCATATAGATTTTCAGCCATGTTTTATACCTTTGAATAATCTACTCGGAGATAACCATCATCACCAATAATTACAGCGGAAGGATCTATCTGTTCTACTTCTTGAGCCAAAACTCCATAAGAAGGTTGGCCTTTAGCAATAGATCGACCTTTTTTGTTCCAATCCCAATTATACCAACCATGACCGCTTGGAGTTGTGCCTACACGTTTAATGTTTTCTTTTAATCTAACGTCTGAAGCTAAGGCCGCTAAACTTGCCGCTCCTTGAGCAGCAGTTCCTGCACCGCCGGGAATTGCGCCAGCGATTGCTCCTGATAAGCCTGCGCTGCCAGATTGCCCAAGAATCCCGCTAACCTGCGTGGTCTGGCCTGTGCCTTGTGGCGTGTAATTGTTGCCTGTGGCTATTCCTGCTAGTTGCCCAGCCGTATTGCCGACCAAGTTACCCATGTTAGCACCAGCGCCTATTTGCTGACCTGCAAGTATTCCAGCTTGCTGACCATACATATCAGACATTCCAGCACCTTGCTGATTAGCAAGATTTGAAAGAGCAGTCATTTGAGCTTGTATGTTGTTAGCAATATTGTTGCCAGCCTGCATTCGGTTCTGAGCTAAGTTCTGACCAGTTCCGTACATCATGCTTGCAATGTTGCCAGCGCCGCCTTGGCTTATAGCGCCAAGCTCACTTCCAGCGCGAGATGCAAGATTAGCCTGAGCAGCAGACCTACCGCTAAGTATATCAGCAACATTTGTACCTGCACCCAACATTGCGTTAAGACCTTGACTTCCAGCTCCATAAGCCATCTGGCCCATCTCGCTGCCCATGCCTTGTAGAGCCTGAAGTCCCTGACCGCCAGCGCCATAAGCCATCTGGCCCATTTCACTACCAGCGCCCATGAGAGCCTGAAGTCCTTGCTGGCCTGCTGTCATTCCCATCTGCCCAGAGGTTAAACCAGCTTGCTGGAGAGCTTGCAGTCCCTGACCACCAGCGCCATAGGCCATCTGTCCAGAAGCCATCGCAGCGTCTTGGAGAGCTTGTTGAGACTGTCCACCAGCGTTAAAGGCAAACTGGGCTGCTTGTTGAGCTGCCGCCTGCTGCGCCGCTGCCTGTTGAGCTGCTGCCTGAGAGGCTAATTGAGCAGATTGCTCGCCAGCTCTTTGCTGAGCTTGTAACTCTTGACCAGCACCGCCATAAGCAAACTGAGCCGCTTGTTCTGCCGCTCGTTGCTGAGCTTGCAAAGCCTGAGTAGCCTCAGTTGTGCCTATTTGACCAAGCTGTTGGCCTTCAGATAGCATTGCTTGAAGACCTTGCTGACCCGCCATTGATGCTAACTCAGCCTGCTGCTGCGCTCTCTGAGTTTGCGTTTGAAGACCAGCTTGGCCCTGTGTTACACCTAGCCCAGCAAGTTGCTGACCGATATCTGTAGATATGCCAGCCATCTGACCACGCTGAGCAGCAACCTGTTGAGCAGCTTGTTGTTGGATGTCTGCTTGACTTGTGCCAGCCTGAGCAGCTAATTGAGCAGCGCTGCCAGAAGCACCTAAGCCTTGAGATCCTAATTGCTGCAAGTTGCCTATTTGGTTCTGTAAATCTTGAGCAGCAAGTCCTGTATTGAACCTAGACAGCTCCTTCATTACATTTCCACCGCCTAAGCCACCTCTTGCTGCCGCTGTTCTTAATGCAGCTCGCTCACCTTCCTCGCGCAGAAATTGTTGCGCTGGACTCGCTTGAAATGCTTGGTTAAATGCGTCTTGGCCCAAAGCGCCAGATAAGGCAGCTTGCTGTTGTAGAGCCTGACCTCCAACTTGACGGTAAGGATTAAACATTTGACCAGCCTGACCAAATCCTTGAGAAACTTGCTGAGCCGCTAAGTTGCGAGCCTGCTGAGTATCTCCAATACCTGATTGAAGCTGACCCATCGCAGCGGCTTGAGCTGACGTAAGGTCTCCTCTAGCCGCTCCAAGCCCTGCTGTTAAATCTCTCATCCCAAGCTGAGCGCCAGAGGCTAAATCTTCTCTAGCGCCAGCCACTCCTCCAGCAAGAGCCTGTAAGCCTTGCTGAGTGCCGCTCCTTATATCTCCTCTTGCTGTGCTTAAACCTTGCCTTAAATCTGCAAGACCAGCTTGTGTGCCTTGAGCGACATCACCTCTAGCCGTATTTATTCCACGGGATAAAGCGTCAAGTCCTGATTGAGTTCCAGATTCAATATCGCCTCTGCCAGCGGCTAAGCCTTCCGCTAATGACGCAAGGCCAGCTTGAGCGCCAGAAGCGATGTCACCACGAGCCGTGCCAAGACCTTGGCCTAGAGCTTCTAAGCCTGCCTGAGTGCCAGTGGCTATGTCTCCTCGGCCTACACCCAGTGCTTGCCCTAAAGCAGCTAATCCTGCTTGTGTTCCAGAAGCCACATCTTGACGGCCTGAAGTTAATCCTTGACTTAACGCCTGTAAGCCTTGCTGAGCGCCTTGTGATATATCTTTCCGCCCAGCTCCTAACGCTTGGCCTAAAGCGTTCAAGCCTTGCTGAGTGCCTTGCTGTACGTTTTGCTGGCCGCCTAATAGGCCAGCGGTCAAAGCATTTAAGCCTTGATCAACGCTTCCACCTATTGCTCCAGCAGCTTGCTCAGCGCCAGAGGCCAAGTCTTGTCTAGCTAAGTCAGTGCCGCCTATTACATCTTGGCGAGCCTGTTGAGCGCCAGCTTCAACAGTTCCAGCCGCTGCTGTAAGACCGCCTCCTAGCGCTCTTTCAGCGCCAGACAAGCCAATACCACCTGAGCCAGCTCTACCTGCCGCTGCTGTAGTTGAAGCTACTTCGTTAGTGTTTGCTCCTGCGTCTCCAGCTCCTGTACCTGTCGCTGTAGTTCCACCACCTTTAGCCGCAGTGTATGCGCTTTGAACTTCAGATAAAGGAATACCAGTGGCGCGAGACATATCGTCAGCGGATACGCCAAAGTTATCCATGTTAGTCGCTATTTGCTCTAGCGATTGTCCTGACTCTGTGGCGTAGCGCCTTAAAAGATTGTCAGGAATTCCATTTGGGAAATCTTTTTTAGATTGCTCTATGCCACCAGATACAATGTCTTCTATCTGGGTCAGTTCTTGAGCGCGTGTGTAGCGAGAAGTAGCCTGATCAACAGGAACTCCAAGCTCACCAGCCATAGCTTCTACAGAGACATCATTCTTAACCATCTCTCGGTAAATATCTTGGTCAGATTTATTGCCTTGAGAAATAAAATCAGCAACTTTCTGAAGACCTGTTTGCTGTGGAAATCCTCCTGATCTTTGTTGCGGTGCTTGTTCTCCTACTGAACCTACTGCGCCGAAATTACCTGCGCCTACTTGTCCTGCGTTTTGCTGCAAAGTCTGCTGTTGTACGGCTTGCGCTCTCTGGTTTATACCGTTTCCAATAGACTCGTATTGCTGCATCAAAGCAGCTCTCTGAGGATCGTTAGGAGCAAGAGATTGTATTTGCTGTCCTAAAGCCTGAATTTGAGCCATAGCTGGATCGTTTTGCTGAGCTGCAAAAGCTGCTTGACCTGCTTGCTCACCGGAACCAGTGCCTCCTAAAGAAGAAGGCAACTGATCTTGAATACCAAGACCTTGAGCGGCTTGAGATATATCACTAGCAGAGACTCCAAGTCTTTTTGCTAACTGATTAGTATCCAAATTATTAGCAGCAGCAAACTGAAAAGCCTGCTTTTGCAGAGGCTCAGGAATAGGCTGGTTAGCTTGTATTAGGCGATTGATCTGGCTTATGGGATCTTGACCAGTGCCACGATCTTGCATATTTCTAATCATTAGTATCGCCCCATTTCCATAAACTCAGCTAAGGCTGCTTCATCAATGCCCATGCCGCCAAGTGCGTTTGCTGTTTGATTTTGAGGCTGACCGCCCATTTGCATCATTTGCTGTTGCTGATTGCGATACTCAGGAGTTAAGTGCTGCATGACAGGATCTAGCGTTGTTGCTTCAGCTAAATAAGCAGGATTTGCTACCGCATCAGGTAGTTGCTGTTGAGTAAAAGACATATCGTAAGAGCCTTGGTACGGCTGCATTGCGGAGTAATCTATGTTTCCACCACGAATAGCCTGCTCAAACATTGGCATACCAGATAGAAGCGCTTGCTGAGCGGCTACGTTACCACCGACAAAAGCCTCTGCCTGTTGCGGCATGGCTTGACCGTAAATATCTAATCCAGCCTGCTGACCAGCGGTTACAGCTCCATACTGGCTTGGCATGGACTTTCTAATATCAGCGCGGCCCATAGCCTCTTGGCGAGCAAGAAAGTCTCTAAGAAGCTGGTTAGATTTCTCCTGACGCTCGATGCCTTCATCAGACTCGCCGCCGAATAGTGATTTTACTAACTTACTCATATCTCGCCTCTAGTTCTTCTCTAGTGATGCCTAGTAACCATTGGTCATGTATTTTGCCGTTCTTCTTAAAAGACTGCCTTATAGTTCCTTCTAGCCTCATGCCGCACTGTACCGCAAACATCTTAGCATTAGGAAAACAGGTAGCGATCTCTGCGTTTACCTTCTCATACTTGGTATTCTTTGTTATCCAAGTAAAAAACTCTTTAGCGCCTTTGTACGCTTTCTTTCCTCTAAACTCTTTCAAGATCATTGGATGGATCTCTATAGTAATGCCGTTTCGCATCTCAGCCATCCAGAGTCCGCAAATCTCATCATCTTCTGTATGAAGAAACCAGCCACTGTGCATATCTGGATACCACTCATCTCGTGAGAAGTTATCCTCGCTGATCTCATCAAATACATCAGATCCGGTAACAAATGTCCTTATGAAGTCAGCGTCTACAGTTCTGGTTATCACACAAGAATCCAACCTTTTTTTCTATCGCCTCCAATACTAGGCAGCATTTTTCTGTATTGTATTGCTCCAGCAGAGCCTGAACCGTCTAAATAAAGACTGTACTGCACTGCCTCAATGACTCCTTCTGGACTTCCTGTCCCAACTATTGGAACGCTTAAAGAAGCCTCTTGAGTAAACTGTCTAAACGCTTGGCTCATAGTCCCATCAATTTCTATTATGGGCTGACCAACATTTAACTTATAACTCATTGAATGCCTTCTATATCTGCGGTCATCTGTATAATAACAGGTTTAACTGCATCGCTCATTGTAAACCTAAACAGCTCAAATCTAGCCGCTCTGCCGTTTCTTCGCCAGATAGCTCTATGATTATACTCGCCAACTTTACCTATGCTTCGGAATCTAGTGTCGCTCCAAGTTTTAGCGTTACGACTGCGAGCCATGCCAATTTGAGGATTAGGGACATCGGCATTGCCAACGCCACTTTCGACAGTCAATTCTATTTCTGGAATTACAAAAGATTCCATATTGTTCTGGAAAGGCTGAGTCACAATAGATCGTCTAATCTCTGTGCCGTATTCCGTATAAATTTCAGGATCTAAGTTTCCTATCCTTCCGTCTACTAAATCACCCGCCCATATTTTGTTGTATGCTTTTACTAAAGAGGCAACACGGTAAGCGCCAAGAGTATTGTCAACAACAGACCTTCGCTCATGCCATCTCTTGCTAATTATGTCATAGACAAATGTAGCGCTGGGTAAAGTAAAACCGACAAAGTAAGCACCTTTTTCCGAGTATCCCCATGAATAGATAGACGCTATTTGAGAACTTGTTAATGCGCTTAGCTCTTTATCTATAGCAGTGGTAGAGATTTTTGCTACATCGTTTCCTTGTAGAGTCCATATTGCTGGAGATTCATTCTGCCCAGCACCAATAAATACAAACGTATCTTGCAAAGTTTGAATACTAAAAGGACTAACAATTCCTTTTTGAAGAAACAATCCAGTTCTTTGAAAAGGAAAATCAGCGCCGCCAATGTTTTGAAATGCTTCTATTGTCTGCGAACCTCCTATAAATAGCTGATTCTTAAACACTACAGGAGCAACAATCTCATCTGGATCTGATTCAGCAGTACCAAAATCTAAAGCGTTATAGCTCAACCCATTATTTAGATTGCTTACAATGAATTTTTTGCTATCAGTTGTCAGGCAAAAATACCCATCAATATAAACAACAAGTTGCGGATTGCCGTTAGCGGTAAAGTCTGAATCTGTTATCTGAGAAAAGGTATCCGTAACGTGGTTGTAAATATAACCATTGCCGCTAGGCACTAAAATCAACATCTGTGTGCCGTTGTCAGCCATTGAGACTCTTGATGCCCCAGCTATATTGCCAATAAACGTAAGAGTGTAGTCAGCAGCCATGCTGTACAGCTTTTCGTCTACAACAAAGTAAGGCACACCATTCATCTCGTGTGCGCCCCTGTTGCCAGTTAAGCTGTTGGCGTTTGCGACCTCTTCGAGTCCAGCAGTGCCGTACAGAGTCTCCTGATTGAGCGCAGGAGCTTGAGCTATATTTGGGTAGAAGTTAACGCATTCTTGCGCCGAGATAGGCAAGCTATCGCTTTCATAGAACCCATTAGCTATAGGCAGGACAACTTTTGGCATTAAGCAACTCCAAACAAGCAATCCGTCACTGTTATGTTGTTGGTTCCACTGCCGTTGGCAACAAATAGTTCAAGATAATCAGATCCAGTAACAGGCACGTTAAAGAACAAGCCAACATTGCCAGCAGATCCAGAAGTTACTGTTCGGCTGATTTTTGCATTTGTTATCAGGCTTCCATTCTTAGCAAGAAAAACGGTTAAGTCTTGATTTGTTCCTACGACATCCAGCGTGACAGAAGCAATCACTTGAACCGTAGCCGCAGTGCCGCTGGTGTAAGTTAGCTTGCCTGTAGTATCTGCTGTAAAATTGGACACAGTTCCTACAACAAATGTTCCTGCAACTTTAACCGCAACATTTTGCGTGGCGATAACAGTGGCAGTTGAATTGCCATGCATACTAAGTTGAGCGTTTGTCTCATCAGCTATTGATGTTATCTCAATGCCTGAGCTGTTTACTGCTGCAACGCTAATTCCGTTTCCAGCCACTATGCTGGCTATCGTAGGTGAATCTGCGGTAGTGTTTAAGAGGACAGGCAGTCCTTCAGCGCTGGCTGTAAAGTTATGGCTTATCTCTGCGCCTCCACTTGAAGAAACAGCAGTTATGATTCCAGAACCGTTTTCTAGGTTTCTAATCTTATTAACTGTTCCATCAATTTCAAGTACAGGAGTTCCTGTGCCAGCGCCAGTGGTGACTATGCTTCCAGTTACACCAAGACCAGCTACTAAATTTGTATAAGATATTCTGTAGTTCGTGTTATTTACAAAGTAATCCATCGAAGACCCTGCAAGCACTGTATCCTGTGCTACAAAGTCCGACTTCTTGCGACCATCTGCTCTTTTAACCATTAGTGTTTACCTCTAAGGCTATAGCGCCAGTGGTCTCTGCAAGGATTGACGATTCTTGATCTGGATAAAAATTACTACTAATGCCGAAGTTATTATCTTCATTGCCAGAGCCAATAGGCAGTGTGCAAGGAAATCTAGTCTTACCCATGCTTTGGCCGACCAGCCGCATAGTGTTAAAACCATCACGAGCGGCCTTTGCTAAGCCTGCCGAAACGATTCCGTTGTAATCTGGTGCGACCTCAACAGCCATGTTAGCTATCAAGCCTCGCAGTGCGCCTGTAGGGATGGTTACGTCATCACCTAGATCAGACACAACTGTATAGCCTAGCTGAATACCTGAAGCATCAAGCTCTGCCATGTAGTTATTCATGGAGAATATAAAGTCTTGGTACTCGTCAGGCTCTAATGGTGCTTCACTAGCCTGTACCAATATCCTCTGAAGTGAGGACTTTGCGACCTGCGCTACAGTAGCCATTATTCGTATGTAGCTCCGCTTTTAACCATTTTGGCAGGTTTCTTTTTAGTTTTCTTCTTTGCCTTATTTGCAGCCATCATGCCTGCTTTGGTATATGGGAACTTTTGACCGTTTACGTTTGGCATAAATTACCTCACTCAAATGTGGCTTTGTTTGCTGTTTTTGCTGAGTTCCTAAAGGCTTTTGCTGTTGGAGCGCCTTTAGATCCTACCTTACGCATTCGCTCAGGAGTTCTGCCAGCAGCCTTCTGAGACTTGATTCGCTTGCGTTTCTTGTGGATGTTAGCGTATAGACCGTCACTCATAAGTAGCCTTCATAGACTTTGCGCCTTTACACTTCCAGCGCTTACGACTTAGATTATTAGGCGTGTTTGGATCGTTTTGTTGTCTCTTAGATAACTGCTTCTTAATACCTAAAGACCTCGCGCAATACGCATCACCTTTGCTAGTGCCTGCTCGTACACGAGAACCACCGTCACTGGCCTTTCCAGCCTGCCCATAGGAGACCTTCTTGCCAGTGGCAGTGACCTTTACTTTCGCTTTACCTTTGCTTGGAGTAGCCATAATAAAAAGCTGGGAGCCGAAGCTCCCAGAATCCTACAAGGTTACTTTCCAAATCCGCTTCCGGCAAACAGAGGATTGAAGCAGGCGTACGCAGGAAGCAAATCGAAACGAATCTTCTGCGTGTTAGCGTCACCGTCTGCGTACTTAGATACTCGGATAGACATACCATCGCTAGTAGTAGCAATAGTGTCAGTAGAGTAGAGCTTAGGCAGCTTCACAGTTCCAAGACCAAACGCTTGTTTGGTGAAGAACATATTAGGCTGGTAGACAGTAGATGCTGCACCAAGGATAGTGACAACAGCGCCAGAAGCAGGAGCTGCGTCTACATTGTTGTACTGACCGTTAGCCTCAAAGATAGCAGCACCTGAGACAACGATAGTTGCAGCGTTGCCAGAGATAGTGACATCCTCTAGCACAGTGCCTGTCCACGGAACAGCAGCGCCTGCCGCATCAAGGATAATCTCACGAGTAGCTACGTTGAGACGATTAACGCCTGCAATAGTTACCTGATCGCCAGCCTTGATAGTACCAGTTCCCAGACCAGCCAGAACAAGAGTCTGCTGCATAGTGTCCTTAGCTGCGAGGTAAGTCGCATTAGGAGCGCCATTCAGAGTACCTGCACGGTCAGTAGTAGTGCCTGAAGTGTAGCTGCTTAGAGCGTTAGAAGTCAGAGCCATCATGCCACCAAAGTTCTGGCTTATTTGCGCTTTTTCCCATGCTGTACGGACAAGGCCGTCAGACGCATTCAAGCCGTTCTGAGCCGAAGACAACGCAGTAGTGGTGAATGGGTTCATGAGGTAATACTTCTCATCTGCCATTGGGACACCAACAGAGTCCATCATAGCACCAGCACCAGCTACGTCTGACCAAGCATCAACAACAGTTCCACGATCACCATAAGTCAACGCTGCGTTCTTACGCATGAATGCGCCAAGGTCTAACTCAAGGTCAGTTACGATGCGGCGAGCCATAGGCTCAAGGATTTGATCAAGTTGGTCTAGCTCAAGAGCCTCTTCCACGTTGCCCCATTCTGTAGCGGCTGTGAAGTAGTTTTGAACTGTACCAGTTGCTTTACCAGCAATGATGTCTGACTTGTCAGAACCGCTGATATCACCGCCAGAAGTGCGGATTGTGTTGTAGTCATGCGGACGCTTAAAATCGACATTAGAGCCGCTTGAAGGATTGAACTTACCTGACAACAACTGAGTGTTGACAGTCTTTGTTACTACACGAGAAGCCTCAAAGGCATCTAGGAATACACGAGCGACTTTTCGTGTGACGTTACTATTGAGATTATTAGCCATGATTGGATCACCTTATTCATTCAAAAGTTGCTCCTTTAGGGCCACCAGCCTTGGGACTTACCCCAGCGCCTCTTGGCGTGTCTAGTGGATCAGGAGCGGCATTAACATTAGGTTTAAGTTTTCTAGCCTTTGGCATAATGGTCTGATCCAAATACAGCAACGCCTGATTAGCAGGCATATTCGCCAGCTTATCTAACTCTAAGAGATTCTGACCTAAGTACAGAGTTCCAAGACTTCCATCATCTAAATCAATCAAATGACTAGACAGCATTGGGTTTATCCCAAACTGGCCGATCTTGTTGGCTGCGCTTTGCAGATCCTCAGTCTTTACACCGAGTTTCTTAGAGCGTTCTGCGTAGGTTGCGATCTTCGCATTCTGCTCACTAACTGCCGCTGCTTGCTGTTGACGCTGTAACTCTAGCTGCTGGCCTTGCATGGCCTGCTGCCTAGCCTCAAACTCTGCTCGCTTGGCAATCGCCTGATCGCGCTGTCGGAGCTGCTCCTGTATCTCTCTATCCGAGAGACTATAGAAGTCAGGCACGTTCGGCACTTCTGGCGGCTGTTCTTTCGGAAGCCTAGCTTCAAGATCTGCAAGACGCTTGCGATAGTCCTCGGCCTGACGCTCTGCTTCTCGCGCCTTCCAAGTCTTCTCGCTTATAGCCTTATCAAAGACCTTCTGCTGTTCTTCGTTAAAAACAGGTCTAGTGGATTGTTCTTGGTCTTCACCAGTATCCGTTGATGAGTCGGAATCAGTTTCCTGATCTACAGTTTCTACGTCTTCAAGCTCATAAGCCTCATCGACCATATCTTCTGGTTGCATCTTATACCTACTGTAATGCCGTCAAATAAACGGTGACGTTCCGTGCCGTCAAGAAAGTGTGACGTTCACTAGTGGTCAAATATACCACAATTTGGTTAAAAGCAATACTTTTCTTAAAATATGGCGGAAGCGGCTACCTAGCAAGGCTCCGATAGATTATCGCCTGTGGAATTGAACCACTATTACGCTTCCATAAACTTTTGTTAAATGTCTTCTTCTCGTAGCGCCGAAACCGCTCCAACCGCTCCAGCGCCAGTCGCTAATGGAACAATGTAAGACTTGCTTACATCATAAGGATCAAATATTGAAGCGACCTTGCCAAGTTTGGGATGGTCAACAAAATAGCCAGTGTAATTACTATCTGCTATGCGCTTCTCGGAGCCAGTTGGATCGTTTGGAACCCATAATTTATCAGGGTCTTTCCTAGCGTCATAAAGCAATTCAGGCTCAATTAGAACCTCATTTTGAATGCTGCCTATTCCGACCTCTCGTCTATACGGATTCTCCGATGCAGGGATACCATAATACGACCTTTTGACGAAATCTGGGCTTCCCGCTCTATTGCGCTCTGCGCTTCTTCTGGACAATCCTCCTCCATACATTTCTGGATCGACTCGCTCAATGGGTCGGTTGGAACGGTGGATGATTCTGAGTTTTCCATCATCCGTGACTGCTCCTTCAAGTCCTGTCTCACCACGGCGCAAAGCATCAAAAAATCTTTCTCGCTTATCGTCATTGATTATTAAGCCTGATTCAGATGCGTATCTTGGCATTAAGCCTGTTTTCTGATCTGCGAATATGGTGTCTTCAACACTAGCGGTGCGGTTTGCTTCAGCATTAGGCCCATAGTTTAAAAAAGAATTTTGTCCTCTGGTCTCTGATGCTAATGCTCGCCTTGCTAATGGAGAATACATTCCAGCATGAGATTGGTAGGCGTTTTCTTCGCCCATTGCCCTGAATCCTACACCACCTCTACCATGTCCCATTGCGTCATGAACAAATCTAAAAATGTCATTATTTAGAGCAGGTTGACCGCCTATATTATAACCTGACTCACCCAATAAAGGATTGTCTTTAGGATCAAAATTAACATCGCTTCCAAACCCAGAGCGAGTAGGAAATATTCCTAAGCGTCTATTTTGCTCAAGATCAATCAACGCTTCGTATGGGCTATTTTTATAAGGATCAACATCATTGATAAAATAAGGCTCAATTCCTCTATTAATTAAAGACTCATATTGTCCTAAAGTTTCTTCGATCATTGCATCATAAGAGCGTCTCACTTCAGGGTTTTGAGGATCATGCCTCATCAAGTCATATTCTCTCGCTATCTGTGTAGCTCTTGGCTCATCCACAGAGGCATAACGAACAATTGGCTGAGAAGGAATGCCAGAGCGTTGCGAATAGTCTTGAGCGGCAGCAGCTACTTCAGGGTTAGGCCCAACACGAACAGGGCCGCGCTCTGGGATTCTAGGTAGAGATGGCGCACCTGCTAATGGAGTATCTCCGATAGTTAATGTTGGTAGCTCGTTAAGTTTATCTTGATTCCATATTTCATAATGGGTAGCACCATCTTGATCTGGGTAATATGCGCCGTCATAACCCATATCTATAAGCTGATCTTTAAGATATTTATCAGTCTCGTCATAACTAGCTAGTTTTAGATTAGACTCATCTAGCTGACGCTGAATCACACCACCCTTCCCTGCTGCGGCGACTTCTCCTATATCTGGATTTGTGGTAAACCAAGTTGATCCATCTGCTGACTTATCCAAATCAAAACCGAATTGATCTATTGCTTTTGCCGAATCAGAACTTGTTCCGTGGTATATGTTACGCAAATTACTTCTGGCTTTTTTTGCAATTTTAGAGCTTACATCGCCAACAACAGGAACAACGCTCATCAAATTGATACCAGTGCCTACCATATCGCCTTGGTTATAAGACCTTGCAGCGTCCTCTAAACCTAATGCGTCTCCAACTATAGGAGCAAAATCTATAGCAGAATCAACACCAGAAGCAGCGTTGAGAAGTCCTCGGCGATAACCGCCTTCAATTCCTGTAGCGTCTATTGCGTCACGCATAATGTTAGATAAGGCTGAACGGAAAGAAGGTCGCGCAGTCTCCATTGTTTGCACTCTAGGCGCAACTTGCGTTCTGCCCTGTAATGAGTACCTATTAGACGCAAACTCTTTTACTGCTTCATTAAGAGCCGATGATCCTGCGCTTGGTCTGCGTTCAGCCATTCTGCATTCTCGCTATCTCAGAGTCAGACATAAACCTCATGGCTCGGCGTTGAGCTTCGGCTCGCATACGCTCAGACTCTGCTCGCTGCCTGTCGCTGATGTCAGCCATCTTCTCTTGGTTGTTAAGCTGCTCGCCTACTGCCTGTGCGCTTGTCCTGTCAATCGTAGCACCTGCCTGCTGAGCCTTGATTTGCGTGTCCATGCGCTTAGTCTCGGCATTAAAGAAGTCTATCTGGTTGTCAGCCTGATCGCCTTGCATCTGCGTTTGGAGCTTCTGCGCTTCCAGTTGCAGCTTCATCTGCTCGTTCTGGAGCTTGGCCTGCTCTATCTGCGCTCGCATCATCTCAGCTTGCGCTTTGACCTGCTCGGCCTGTGCCAGAACCATGTTCGGATCTTGCTGTGGCTCGGCTTGCTGCTGCTGCGCTGCCGCCAGTTCTTCTTGAGTCATCTGCTCTTGCGGTATCAAGCCAGCGGCTATCATCTGTGCGCGCTTGCGGTCAGAGATTTGCTGAGCCGAGGCCGTAGCCACGTTATCTAGCAGCACATCACCAGCGATCTGTAGGATGCTTGGATCAACCTTGGCAATCTCAATGATTGTCTCAATGGTCTCCTGCTGACGATTCTTAAAGCTCGCACCAGCCTTGACCTGAACATCGTAGTTGCCGACTGACAAGTCATTCACAGTCACCACATCGCCTGTTTGTTGGTCAATCACCTTCTGGTTGATGTCTGCAACGTCATAAGTATTGTCTTCCTTCAGAAGCCTTACAGTACGCGCTGAGTCATATATCTCAGGGATAGCAGAAACTAAAACACGACCAGTGGCACGGATGCCGAACTCCAAGGCTTTGAAGTATTTAATCGTGGAGTTGTCGCCTTTGTTCTGTAAAGCATTGATAGCAACGCCAGACTGATTCTGTGGATTGTCGCCCATGTTGCTGGAGAACATCCCAGAAGCGTAAGTGATCATGCCGCGCATAGACTCAGACATTGTGCGTAGGGCTGGGTTAATCTGTGCGCCACCTTGCTGCTGAGGTACTTGCGGGAACTCTGGGTCTACGTTAAAGAACTGCACTGGATCGTGGTTAGTGTTCAGCGTCTGCAATGAATCCTCATGACCTGCCGCCTGCCCCATTGTCATCCAATACTTAGATCGTGGCGCAAGGCTGGTCTCTGCAACCTCACGGCTGACTGAGTAGTTCAGCACTCGCTGCGAGTCCATGAGCTTCTCTACGAGTCCCCAGAAGATCGTCTTGTTCTCAAATATCTTGTAGTTGGCAAATATAGGTATCACCGGAATCATATTAAAGACTGTCTCTTTCTTCTCTTCAAGCCAATCACTAGCGTCAAATAACCGTGAGCAGACTTCTTTCTTAACACGTTTGCGCCTACGGACTTCTGTCACTCCGATAGACTTTAGCTCATCGGCTATCTTCTTGAAGTCATCATTGAACTCATGAACCTGCCCATTGGACATCATCACCAGCTCGCGCTCTTCCTCTTCGCAGTACAGCAGCTCACCAATCACCACGACCTCAGCCTTATCGTAGTAAGCCTCGCCATCACGGCCTTCGTCTACTGACTCACCAGAGCCTTCAGGGAATCGCCTGTCATACTCCTGCTTGCCAACGGCGTGAAGGACAAAGCAGTAACGGCTGTCTGACTTGTCTTGCTTCTCTGCCGCAGGATCGAACCATACTCGGTCAAGCGCATTGCCAATAGGCTCAATGAATAAGTCTTGGTCAAAGCTATCCTGACTGACATACTTATGCACAACGCGCCAAGCGCCGAAGCCAGTTGTAACCATAGTGCGAGCTGCGTGGTTGTAGACCTCACTAGCGTCAGACATAGACTCAATGTTACGGACGATGCCTGAGTAGGTGTTGGCTATATCCTTGGTGCTGTTGCCGCCAGCAGGAGAAACAGAGACATCAAATGAGGCTTGGTCAATCTCTGAGCAAACCTGATCAATGATCGGATTAACCATGTCAAAGCTATAGCGCGGAGACTTAGCCTCTTTCGCATTGTTGTACCAATAAGGCTCCCATTGACCATCACGCTTATCCACGAACAGCGCAGCCTCGCGCCCATTGTCGCGCAGGTCTTGGTCAGCCTCCTGAGAAGCAGACAGAAGGTTAGCCACATACTCGTGATCTTCGTAGCTAGACGAGTCATAGGTGTCCTCACCGTATTCTTTCTTGGAGTCTTTCTCGTATTCGTAATCGTCTTTTTTAGCCATGCTTCCATCCTGAGAAGTTCAAAACAACCTTCTGTTGGTTTATTACCTTGGGCGAATGCAGCGACATCATCAGCGCATCACCCATGTTGGGACTCGGTAACCGATACGGAGGCTTAGCCATCTCCGCTTTGCTTAGTATCTGTATCTTACCAGCATTGTTGCGTTTCAGTGGTATGCGGCAGACCTCAGCTCTGAGCTGATCCAGTACCGCTATCTCAGAGGACAGACTGATCATCTCCTCTGGATTGACATACTCGCCTTTCTCAACTGCACGGTAAGTGGCCTCGAACCTATCTCTTAGCCGCCACCAGAACTGCGCTCGCTTGTTTCTAAAGGTCTCACGGTTAGTCTTGTTCCGCTCAGTGCCGCCGCTGGTGTACGGCATCTCTGGGTCTTCTGCTGCCTCTGAGCCTTTGAACATTGAGTAAGTGATACCGTTCTTGCCAGCCAGCGCCTGATCTACCTGACGCTTGAGAGAGACACCTAAGCCGTCCGCATCCCAGAGGAAGTGGTCAGCGTTAGCTTTCAACGCCTTGTCCAGCGCCCAATCCATGCCTTCGCCAGCGTCACCTGTTACCATTTCACACACATCTAAGATCACGTTTCCATGCCTAAGCACAAAGCCTTTGCTGTCACCGCCTTCATCCGATGGATCGTGAGACGCAATGATTGAGCCTTCAGCCTTCCAGCCGAGCTTTATGTGTGCATCTACTGCCGATAAGAACCACTCCACTGGAATGATTGAGTCTTCGTTCTCATCATACGTCTCGCCTTCCCAAACGTGAGAGTACAGAGCAGGAGACATATGCGCTTGGTCATAGGCTCGCTCTTGCTCCAAGACTTCTGGGAAAGCAGGATTGTCATAGTAGTTCATCCAAACAATCGTATGATGCTCATCCTCGTAC